CAGTCAGCGCAGAAGACCCGCGTGGGCGCTCTGACGCAGCGTGACCAGTGTGATGTATCACCAACACGCTCGCAGCAAAGGTGGCGCGCAGGTGCGTATTGATTAAACGCAGATAGTCACTGATATCGCTCGCGCTGTTTTCGTCGCCGGCAAAGGTCTGCGACAGCGTATCAACAACAATCAGACTAGGCACAAAAGGCAGCGCCGAGATCGCATCTCGCAAGGCAGAAATGCTCTCTTCGACAGTCAGCAGCAAAGGTGTGACGCAAACCGCAAAGTTGGTCGCAATGCTGCGCTTGTTTTGCTTGTGCCATGCAGTGACGCGCCGCGATATACCTGCGCCACCCTCCGCCGCGACATAGACCACGCCGCCGGCATTGGTCTTGCGCCCGCACCAGGGCATGTCGTGCGCAATGTGTAAGGACATGTCTAACGCCAAAAATGATTTAAACGTACCGCTCGCCCCAAATAGGATGCCCAGGCTGTCAGCCGGCACCAGCGCCTTGACGCACCAGCGGACAGACCTAGCAGCCTCCTCAAGCTGGCTCAGAGACAGCAGCAGACCTGCAGCCGCGGGCGCCGCTGCCGGCGCCCCCAGCAGCGCCACAGCCTCTGTACGCTGCTTGTGGCGTTCCGCTCCCGAGACCATGCGCGGAATCTCGTCGTACCTGGACCGCCACCGCGCCGATTCGGCCTCAGTGTCTGGCTGGTGCGCCAGCATCAGCCCGCGCACATGCTCGACCACGGCGCCTGGATGCAGCCCCCCGGCGACCAGCTTGCCCGTTAGCTTGAGCAGCGGGTCATGGTACGACCGCTGGCTGGGATCATCGACGGTGACCAGCGCGATCAGGCTGGCGTGATCTGAGCCTGTCTCCGTGTGCTGTTTGACCCGCGGCGCCGACATGCCGGCGCGCACACGATCAAGGTCGATCCCAAACACAGCACAGGCGTCCGCAAGACTGTAGCGGGCCTCTGGAGTAATCTGCTCCAGTTGCACCGCCCAAGGACCGCTGTCGCGAGGCTTGAGATTGCTGCCCACTGGTAGGCGCACATAGCGCACTCGGTTATTGCCGCTGATATCAGCTTTAGCCATAAAGCCAGCCGCCGACATCTCGCCCATCACCGCATCGATCAACTCTCCGTTCGAGCAATCCACGTCATCAGCGTCTAAAAACACACCGATCTGCCGCTTTCCAGGGCTGGTCTCGATGACGTAGCTGACCTGCCCAAGCAGGTCGATGGGATCCGCGTCGTCAGCGACCAAAACCGCCAGCCGCAAAAATGTCAATTTGCTGCGCCGAAACCGCGCCTGATCATCTAGACCCGCAAGCACCGCGGTCGATACATATGTGTTCTGCGCAGCGCATCGATCGATCGTCTGCGCTTGCGCCGGCTTGCAGTGATACGCTCTGCCGTCCCACGCAGCCTGTGAACTATTGGGATCACCAAAAAAACTGCAGACCCAAACGTATTGGCCGTCGTCCAGTTTGCCCGCGAGCAAGCTTAAGAATTCGCTATTGATCACTTAAAGCCCCCCGATTTAACGTGCGTCAGAAAGATCAGCGAGCCTAAGATTCAATTTGTTTTTCTTTGCGTGATTGATGATTGTTTGCCAATGCTTTTGAGGGATGCGGCCATTTGTTCCGCCCGCCGCGGAGGTCATCATCCAGCGCGACACCGCGCTTGGGCTTATGTCTGCAATTTTTGACGTAGGCCTCACACCACCCAGAAGCGAGACAACGCGATATGCTGGGTTGCACTTGTTTTTTGTAAGCAAAACAAAGGTCATAGGAGCCTCTTGATAAAAGAGCGCGCACTATGCCAAGCTGGTTCTGCAAACGCAACACGATTGATGTTGCTTAAAGCGAAACGCGCATTTACAACCTACACCCGCTCAAACGACGAAAAGGACAAACAATGCCGACAATCCAAGAGCTGGCTGCTACTTGGCTGCAAGCCAAACACGATGAGACGGCAGCGAACGCCAGGAGACTAGAAACGGAGGCGGAGATCATAAAGCTCTTGCCCGCGAAAGAAGAGGGCAAGACCACCACGCCCATTTCCAACACGACCAGCATCAGCACAACAGGTAAGTTGTCGTACAAGAGCGACGTTGCCGCGCTGGAGGCGCTGACGATGTCGTGGCCGGCAGCAATGAGACCGCTCAAAACAAAGATTGAGCAAGACGAGCCTGTCTTGCGACAGATCAGGGCGGAACGGCCAGACCTGTGGCGCATGATCGCGCCGGCAATCACAGTTAAACCCGCAAAAGTGTATGTACAAGTGGAGGTATTTGATGGCGTTTGATCTTAAATCAATTAGCAAAAACGATGCAACGCTCGCGCCGCGCATCATGCTGTATGGCGTCGAAGGAATTGGCAAAAGCACATTTGCTTCTTACACACCAAAGCCAATTTTCATCCTAACTGAAGACGGTTTGGGATCGCTGGCAGTGGAACACTTTCCACTTGCAAAGAATGTTGACAGCGTTCTCGCTGCGATCACTACGCTCTACGATGAAAAGCATTCTTACAAAACCGTTGTACTCGACAGCTTGGATTGGCTGGAGTCAATGATCTGGAAGGAGATGGAAGAAAAGTTTGACGCAAAGGAACTGGCATACGGCAAGGGCGCGTCAATTGCTGCCGACAAGTGGCGTACCATTGTCACCGCGTTTGATGCACTGCGTAGCAAGCATGGCATGAACGTGATTTTGATCGCGCATACAATGATCAAGCGGTTCGACTCGCCGGAAACTGAGCCTTACGATCGATATCAGCCGAAACTGCAAGAGCGCAGCGGAAGCCTTATTCGGGAGTGGGCTGACGCAGTTCTGTTTGCCAACTACAAAACTGTTGTGAAGCAGTCTGACGTAGGATTCAACAAGACGGTCGGGCGTGGAATTAGCAGCGGCGAACGCATGTTGTTTACGTCAGAGCGCCCAGCCTACATGGCGAAGAACCGTTACTCACTACCAGAAAGCCTCCCGCTTGATTGGGATGCGTTTGCCGAAGCCATCAAACCCAAGAAGGAATAAAACGATGCCGCAATTTGAATATGAGATTGGCGAAGCTAAAGAACGTGATCCAAATGCACCGTCCAGATTTCTTCCGCTTGCTAGAGGAGATTACGAGTGCATCGTAATCAACACTAAAATTAAAGACACTAAGCTTGGAACGGGGCAGTACATTGAGGTCACCCTGCAAGTCGTCAGCGGCCCTGCGTCTGGACGGCGTCTGTGGGACAGGCTTAACGTCAGCAATCCGTCAAAAGATGCCGAGCAGCAAGCCAAAGAACAACTGAACTGCCTGTGTGCTGCCGTTGGTCTTACGAGCAAAATGCAACAGACTGAACAGCTTCACGACATCCCTATTATGGTTAGCGTAGACATTGACCGTAAGGACGAGACTAAGAACCGCATTGTCAGAGACGGCTATGCTAGGGCTGGAGGCAACTCTGCGAAGCAGCAGGCGTCGGGTGTTGCAGCTAAGAAACCTTGGGAGCGGTAGACCATGATTTTGCCAGAGAGCCAAAACACCACAACGGCGGAGATATACAAGTGGTACGCCTCAAAGCCACAGTCTCATCGCGAGCATCTTGGGGCCAGTTTAATAGGCTCTGAATGCGACCGCGCTCTCTGGCAAACCTTTCGTTGGGTTGCGCTGCCTCAGTTTGAGGGACGTATCTTGCGCCTATTTGACACTGGAGTACGCGAGGAGGCTCGCGTGTTCGAGGAGCTGCGCGGCATAGGCGTAGAACTGCATACACATCAAGACGGCAAGCAGATTAGCTGCCGAGATGATTCGGGACATTTTGGCGGCAGCGTCGATGCCATTGCCAAGGGTTTACCGGAAGCGCCTAAGACATGGGCTGTGGTTGAGATTAAGACCCACAATGCAAAGTCCTGGGAAGACGTTAAGGCCAAGGGCGTTGCAGACAGCAAGCCTCGTCACTACGCGCAGATGCAGATTTACATGCGCCTTCTGAAGCTAGAACGCGCTTTGTATTTCGCGGTGAATAAAGATACGGACCACATCTACACAGAGTGGGTCCATCACGACGAGAGGGCGTCCAGCGTTTTACTTGGTCGCGCAGAAACAATTATAAATGCAGTGCAGCCGCCGGCAAAGCTAAGTGAAGACCCTGCGTATTTTGGCTGCAAGTTCTGTGACTTCAACGCGCACTGCCACCAGAAGAAGGTTGCGGCTGTAAACTGTCGCACTTGCAGCCACAGTACACCCGGCGCCAATGGCACTTGGCACTGCAACGTCTCCACTGACAGCAAGAAGCTCACCAAGGGGCAACAAGAGCGCGCCTGTGAGCAGCACTTGTACATCCCACCACTGCTGCCCACCGGCGTCCCTATTGATGCTGGAGAGGGTTGGGTTGAGTACGAAATGCCGGGTGGCAAAACATTCAAAAATGGGCAGGGACACCTGACAAGCAGGGAGCTAGAGATTGCACCTCAAGAGGCTATCGAGTCGCCAAAGATTGCAGAAATAAAGACTGCATTCCCCGGCGCCAGGATCACAAAGGTTACGCCGGCGCGAAAATCAAAAAACTTAAAAGACTTTAGTGGCATGGCGTACCAAGCATTTGAACCGTTTGAGACTCCAAAACGCACACCCGGTGATCGCATGAACGACGACATCCCGTTCTAAATTTGATTCCATTGAACACAGGAGACGGACATGACCACCCCATCCACAGACGAGCGTGAGCAGTTAGCGCGGCTGTTGTTTAGCCGATTGTCGCTACATCCAATAAAGGATTTGTACGACACGCGATCTCACAGCGAGGGAACGCGCAACATATGGCGTGAAGAAGCCGACGCCATCCTCCATGCCGGCTTCCGGCTCCCCGTTCCTACCACCCCGACGCATCGCTGCGTGAACTGCAAACGCGAGTGGCAAGAGACGCAGTTGGAGGTGTGGCAAGGCTTCCCCGTGCAACATCGCTGCCCGGAATGCAAAAGCGCGTGCGCCAAGATGGACCCCGTTCCCACCACCACTCCCATTGACCACGACGCAGCGCGGAAGCTGGCGGAGAAGATTTTAAGCGCGCACGATTTGATGCCGCACTGGAACCAGGACGCGGCATTGCTAACGCTCGCCCGCGCCTACCTGGACCGAGACAGCGGAAAATTGCGGACCCGCGAACTAACCGCAGAGCAAATGGGTGAGGCCATGAATCTGGTCGGGATACTGGAGCGCGGAGTAATCGGCCCACAAGAGGTGTGGGAGAGGCTTTGGGACGCAGCGCAGGAGGCTCCGCATGGCTGAGACGATGGACGCAGAGAAGATGGCGCGAACAATCGTTGACGAGTACGTCTGCCAGTTACACGCAGCCGAGCGGAAGGGACTGTACGGGCAAATAATGCGCGCCTTCACCACCGCCCACAACGCTGGGCTGGAGAGAGCGGCGAAGATTGCGGAGAATTGCGGCTTTTATCCAGAGCCCCGGTCGTGTCGCATCGCATACGACAATGCTCGCAGCATTATAGCCCAAGCCATACGGCGGGAGATTAAGTACATGACCTACTCCGGTATTAAACACGACGCTGGCAAGCCGTTGGTGCTGCTTGGGTTTTTGCAGCAATTCCCGCGGGCAATCGAGGAGGTTGCGCGGGTTTCTGAATACGGAGCAATAAAATATAGTTGGAATGGCTGGCAGTCAGTATCAGGTGGCATAGGTCGATACGGAGAGGCCCTGGCGCGTCATATGCTGCACCCTGGTAACGATCCAGAAAGCAATATGCTCCACGCCGCCCACGCCGCATGGAACGCAATGGCGCGGTTGGAACTGATACTGAAAGAACGCAAATGAGCGGGCGTATGAGCCGCAACAAGGGCGCCGGCGCGGAACGAGAATTTGCGGCGCTGGTGTCCACCGCCCTGGGCGTCGAGGTCAAGCGCAAGCTGGGACAATCGCGTGAGGGTGGAGATGATCTGCAGTTAGGTAAATACCGCTTTGAAATTAAGCGAAGAGAGACGCTGGCAATCATGTCCTGGGTGCGACAGATTGAGGCTTGCGTGGAAGATTGGGAGGTGCCGGTTGTAGCCTTCCGGCAAAGTCAGCAAGAATGGCGATGCGTTATCAAACTGACTGACTTGCTGACGCTTTTGAAAGGACCGCCTACTTAGGTGGCTTTTGACTGTTGCGGGTGCCAAACCACCACAAGACGCACGTTGTTGTCAGATACAAGATTGTTCCAACAATCAATTCGTGTACACGAATTGCGTCACCCGTGGCAAACGACACGCCATGCATAATTGATCGCGCCTCGACGTAAATCATTGTCGTGATAGCGCACAAGTAGATCGTCAGGCCCGGTCGAACAATGCCGCGGACTACGTCTAGCAAGACAAGCAAGAAGCCGG